CGCACTGGCAATGCAGTGGAAAGTAAGGCTCAATGATGACAAGGGCCTCTGCACACAGAAAGTGTTGGACGGTATTGTTGCTGAGCAAGAAGAGCGTGATTCAGTACTTGCACATCTGGAGATACAAGTCGGCTTCATGCGCGGCCTGCTGAACGGGACTGCAACAGTTCTTGACTTCATGACAGTGATGACAACTTCCCCAAAGATCCCGCACTACAACCATCCGTTCTTTGCAGGGCTGACTTATGATGTTGCACAACCACTCAAGGCGTCGGCTGGCGAGCGAAGAGAATCGACTGATCTCAGACTCAGTGGCCTCTGTACAGACCACAATGCGTGGACATTCAACACCCAGGGATTCATCATGAAGTACAGGGTAGCTGATGGGGTGAATAAACTGCTCAGATATCTTGATGGCCCACAGTGTGTTCATCAGGCTATCGTGAGGATGAAGACAAAGCCAAAATTTAGGAATATCTATCCCTTGCATCCCAAAGGGAACAAGCAGAGTAGACGGGAGATAGCACAGCAGAACGAGAACATGCGACTGTTCCAGTACACTGCTGAAACTCTTGCTAGCGTGTACACTGATGCTGCACCAGTCGACATGATGCGTGACCCACAGAAGTACGCAAAAGTCGTACAAGAGACAGTCAAGATAGTACGCCAGGGTGGCTTTATCAGATCTGAAGATCGTTCATTCTTCTGTGGTCACATGCAGCCAGAGTTTATGGCAATTGCACTCTATCATCTTTCGCGCGTAACTGCAAGCACCACTCTAGTCTGTGCTTCTTCCATACTCCGGCAGAATCGCTCGCGCTGGGTTGTCATGCCAGCGGATTCGAGTAACGTTAAGATTCCACCCGGCGCAGTCTCCGAATTCGTTATGGTTCAAAACGGTAAGTCTGTCAACAAACACATTATGCTGCAGGTCTATAAACACAAGATGCAAGGCATGGGTGCACTGTCTGCTGCAGCAATAAACACATCGTTCAACGATGGATTCAACAACATGCTTAGGGTCACCTTCCCCCAGATTACAGAGGCATTTGCGGCTACCACGTCTGATGACGTCATTCGAGGTTATGTCGTAAACGAAGATCGAAGATCTGATATTGCTCAGTACATCTATAAGATCCCTTCGCAGTCTTGCACTGAAGTCATGATGAAAGACAGCATAACAAAGCCGATGGAGCTATCTGGAGGTGGCGAATTCAACAATATAGCTATCGCCTCGCATGGTGCTGTAACTCAGTCCCCTATTCATTCGGTACTCGCTATACAGCCCCTCACCGCTCCTTCAATCATTGCTGATGTCATCGCTGCCGTGTCACAAGCCAGATCCACTCTGACCTGGGGTGACTCTCCTGATCTATGTCAGTCTGCGCTTGAGATGTACAAAGTGATGCTCCAGGCGAGATGGCTGCTGCCAGAGGATTTCTTCGACCTGATGGCAACATGCGGTCTGTGGCCTACAAGCTTAGAGGAGCTGATAGGCGGGTTTTCACCTCGTGATGATCTCGCATACAGCATTATGTGGAATGCTTGCTCTGATGAGAATAAAGAGCGAGTCCTGTCTGGTGAAGCCGAGCTGACAGTTGGGCTGATGAGCTGGCGACACAATGCAAAGACAGAAAAGAAGAAAGTGACAGACTGCACACTCCTCGGTGCACCTTATACTGTCAATCATAAGCTCTCACAAATAGTACAGTCGCGACGCAACAAGGGGAAGATGAATCCAACTTTCATACCTCAGCTGGCTGTCAAGCGGCGGCGTGAGATGTCTAGCGGATTCATCAGACACATTCAAAAGTGCATGACCACTCCTATAGAGCAGGGCATACTGTTGTCTCTGAAGCAGATGAACCCAATTGCGAAGGTGACAGTGCATCCGACACCTATGCGGAAGAGGCTGCTGATGCCTACCAAGATGGGCGAGGGATACTTCCGCAGGCCAGAGCACTCAAAGTCTGTAATCAATGCACTGAGGCATGTTGGCGTGACAGTTGGCAGACAGCCTAGAGACTCGGAGCGTCTGATTGTCTCCATGGATCATGATGAATACAAGAGATGGCTGATTGTGTCGGAGCGAACAGACAGGATGTGCGGTCTCAAGTTCGACAGTCCGATGGGGCTTCCCATTATGATGTTTCATAACACGACTGTGTTCAAAAAGGGGGTTCTGTTCAACTTCTCCGTTACTTCATCATACGAGATTGACATACACCTGCAGTCTGTGCACATAGCTGGACGGACTTACCATGGTGTTAAGCCGCCAGAATGGGGTGGCAAGACTCTCAAGAAATGCAAGGATGAGAGATGGCGTCTTGGGTTTGGCGTCCGGACTATCGATGGCGAAGTCACGATGCTCATAAGGACAGGGTTTGACTATGCAGCCGTTACTGCCATGCCGCTTGCAGGCTGGAAGATGTGTACTGCCCTCTATAACGGATACACGTATGCGATGACACTCGAGCCTGACTTTACACCACTCGACCCGTCCAAGTACCTTGAACGATACGAGCCCTGTGGTCTTATCACCTACATGACGGGTACTGACACAGCTCTCCTTAACTATGGCAAATACATCAACACGTCTTCAGATACACCGTTCAGAATCATGACGCGCATATATGCAACTTTCGACAGTCATCTCCCACGTGTGGCGAAGACGCTGCTGCGGCCAAACTGGATCTTCCCTTCGAGTGCAGTAGTACTGCCGCTAGCAGAATACACCATACTGATAGGTTCAAGATCAATATGTCGACTCAAACTTGAGCGACAGGATGGTGCAGTCTGCCCGCGTGCAACTATCAATTTAGAGTCCGCCACACCCATTCTGATTGATGACTCGAATGAGCTATTTGATGATGTTGAGTGAGAGAGCTGAAACCCCAGGTTAGATGTGAGGTACTTCTATTAAAGGATACAGGTTTCCCGGTAAAGGTCATGAGAGCTGGCCCACGCAACACTACACTTCAGGCTGCTTGAGCTGCGACTTGTAGGGTTGGGTTGGTGGTTTTGTGGGCTTGTTTTAGATTATGA